TTCTTCAGAATTCCACCACTTAACCCATGATGCTTTATCTAAATATCTAAATGCATTACGTTCCCATAACGATCGATAATGTATTGAATTTGGATCACCCTTATACTTATGTAAGTTTTTTGGTTTCCAAGAACCAGAATATGTCTTTTTCATACAACTATTTATACAAACCATTATAAATAACTATATAACGAATTAAAGGACTAATTATGTCAGACGCATACGAAAGAAAATTAAATGATTCAATGGGATTAGAATTTCCAAATGTTCGTATTAAAAAAGGTGATGTATTTCAATCACGTGTTCAAGCTAGCGATTTTTATAGAAAACGTATAACATTTAATCTTAAATATCCTGAGACAGTAGGAGAAGATTTCAATAATGTTACTAATTATAATTCAAATTCTTCTAGTCATTATGCTAAAAGTCGAATAGCTGATAAAGGTCGTGAAGGACCTGACAATGAACCAGGTATATTGAAAGATTCTATGGAACCATTTGTATTTTTTGAATTTATGGAAATAACTCCAAAGAAAAAATTAGATAAATTAGGAATGATGGGTGAAGCTGGTAAAAAAGCAAGAACACTAAACTCTCCTAAGGCTATGGGATTTGCTAAAGCTGCTGGTGGTAATACAGATCCAAGTGATTTAGAATTTCAAGGAACATATTATTCATTATTACAAGATTATATGCCTGATGCTGTAACAGGTGATAGTAATCCTCATCAAGGTTCTACTATGCTCGAAGCGGCTGGCGAAGCAGGTAAAGGAGGACTGTAACAGGTGATAGTAATCCTCATCAAGGTTCTACTATGCTCGAAGCGGCTGGCGAAGCAGGTAAAGGAGGATGGTTTACTGCAGCATTAAGACAATACGCAGGTTCAATAGCATTATATATGCCTACTGATATTCAAATAAATGATCAGATAGTTTATAATGAAGCAACAAGAAAGGTTGCAGGAATACTTGAAGGTGGGGTGGCTGATTTGTCAGGAGAAAGTGCAGGTACAGTAGCAACATCTCAAGCTTCAATGACAGCACTTGGTACTGGAGTAGGTGCATTAAGTGAGAAATATATTCCTAAACTATTAGGAAAAGCTTTTCCTAAAGCTACTGAATTTATAGCAGATAAAGGAAAGGTTCTTGGTGGTTTTCTCGGTGCAGCAGGTGCTAGTATTGTAAGTGATGAATACCAAAGATCTACTGGTAAAGCAACTAATCCTCATGATTATATGGCATATCAATCAACAGGTTTAAGAAGTTTTACATTTACATTTACATTTTTGCCTGACAGTAAAGATGAATCAGATGAAGTAACAAAAATTATTAAACATTTTAGAATAGCAGCACATGCGAAAAGAAATGATTCGCTTACACTAACTGTTCCAGATCACGTTGTTACATCATTCCATGGAGCTGGTGATATGATACAAATGCCTCCAACTGTTATTGAAGCCGTTAATATTACATATAATCCAAATAATACTTCATTTTTTAAGGATGGAAATAATCCAGTTGAAGTTGCAATGAGTATAACACTTAAAGAGATTGTTCCACTTTATAGACACGATATTGAAGGAGGTTTCTAATGTATTTTGCAAGTATAAACAATGTAGCAATTGATGTAGATGGATCAGGTAATTTAGACGCATTAAAAAATTTAACGGCTAGAGCTAAAGTTTCTAATGCATTATTAAATAGTTCTGTATACTATGAAACAGTTTCAGTTCAAGATGGTGAAAGGCCAGATATTCTTTCGAAAAGATTATATAATGATGAGAGATATCATTGGACATTTTTATTACTTAATCCACAAATAAAAAATATATGGGATGATTGGCCAATGAGCTCAACACAATTATTAGATTACTGTACAAATAAGTATCAATACTTATGTGCTGATACCGATGATGACTTAAACAATAAATTTACAGTTGGCGAGACAGTGACTGGCTCAGTCTCAGGTGCTAAGGGAGTTGTAAAAGAAATACATGTTAATTTGGGTTATGTTACAATTGAATTAACATCTGGCACATTTACTATAACTGGTGAAACAATTAATGGTGCAACTTCAGGATCGGCCGCAGCATGTAATTTTGTTAAGAGTCAAGCTTATGCACCGCATCACCACAGAAATACATCAGGAGTTAGAGTAAGACGTAGTAATGTGACAGTTCCTTATACATTGCTCGATTATGAGACAGCAATAACAGATCAGAATCGAAATTTAAAAGTAATTAAATCTCAACATCTAAACACTATAGTACAAGCATTTGTATCTGCAATGTCGTAATGATAATAAATAATTTTACAGTTAACGCAGCTACGTCTGATATTACGGATTTAGTACAATCAATGACATTCTTTGAGAGTATCAATGGCTTATTAAAAGGTAATATAGAAGTGTTAGATGGTATTAACTTTTTTGATAAAGTTATTGGTGGAAATAATGAATTAGTTCCAGTTGAAGTATCATTTACAGTGTTTGATGAGACATGTACTAATATCTTTATGATTGATGGTATTAATCAAATGAAAATATTTAAATCAGAAAAACAATATGTTATGCATTTAATTACTCCAGAAGAATTTCATTTAAAAACAAATGATATTAATAAAGTATTTAGTGGATCAAGTCATGATATTGTTTCTAAATTATATAGGTCAGTAACTGATGTTTCGTCATTACTTGAAATTAATTCTATAGCTGCAACAAATGGAAAATATATTGTTCCAAATATATCGGCGATGCAAGCTATTCGCAATGTTGTAAGCACAGCGGTTGATGCAAGACATACTGGATTTTATTTTTATCAAAGATTATGGGATCAAGGTACATGTAGATTAGGTTCGCTAGCTACTATGGATAGTGATTTTCATATTGGCCAAAGCAATGATAGATTTTCTATAAAAGATTTGACAGTAAGTCTTGACGAGATTGGAAGCGGGGAAATTGTAACTCAAGGCTCAGCCTCTATTTTTGAATTAGAAGAATATAAAATGCATCAAGCTGATAAAATTGCTAGAGGTGAATATGGATTTAAACTACATGAAGTTCAATTAGATGAAACTGAAATAAAAAAGAATGAAGTATTACCTAATAATTCTTCGGCTGTATCAACTAGACATAGACTATCTGCTAAATTATATGATGTATTAACTGAATCACGTGGTCCACATGGTGAACCAGTACAATACCAAGAAAAATCTTTATTTTCAGATCTTCATTCACCTAATAATCAAGCTGCTATGAATCAAAAAAGAAGATTATATAATAATACAATTAATGTTACTGGAATGACACCTTCTCCATATTTAGGAGCAGGTAAATCTACATTATTAGAATTAGGCGAGAGTGAAGTATCATATTCTATTTCAGATGGATCATATATTATATCTGATATGAATCATACTTTTACTGTTAATGCTAGTAATCAAGTAGATTATCTTCAAAGTGTTAAAATGTTAAGAGAGTATGCATAATGTACCAATTTGGCGAAGTAAAAGATATTAATGACCCAGAAAAACTCGGAAGAGTAAAGGTAAGTGTATATGGTATTCATGATAATATACCAACATATTCATTGCCATGGTCAAATGTTCTTATGCCTGCAAGTACACCAGCAACATTAGGACATGGTCATTCGGTCAATTTAAAAGCAGAATTATTATGGAAAACAGGAGATCTTCTACCTTGGCCAATAACTACTCCTGCTCCAGAATTCAAAACAATTAATGACGTTGCTGAAGAATATACTTTTAATGCAGGTTCAAATGTGCCAAGAACTGGTGATGTAAGAGAGAAAGGCAGTTTAGTTTGTGGTATATTTTTAGATTCTGCTGCTCAAGAGTTTTTAGTCATAGGAACTTTACCAACAAAATCCCTTGGAGTACATGATAATAATGTAAGAACAAGAGCTGAAGATGATCCATTTGCTGGTGAGTTAGGTGGACAATATGAACCATTAAGTCCATATAATCCAAAATATCCATATAATCATGTATATGAAACAGAAAGTGGTCATGTTAAAGAATATGATGATACACCTGGACATGAACGTATAAAAGAAAGACATGCGGGTGGTACTCAATATGAGATAGGACCAGATGGTTCAAAGGTAGAAAGAATTGTAAGAGATAATTATCAGCTAGTAGCAGGTAATGATACGCTTGAAGTAAAAGGTAATGTTAAAATTATTGTAAGTGGTAATGCTAATATTGCAGTAGCTAAAGATTTAACTACACAAGTAGGTGGAAATATGTCATCAATAGTTACGGGTAATATGACAGCAGATATTAGTGGAGCAACTAATGTAACTAGCGCAGGTGATATGACATTAAAAGTTCCTACTCTAGTAGAATCTACAACTGTATCTGGAGCATGGGCAGATTCAAATAAAAAAATTATTTTAAATGGTAATGTGGATGTTACTCATACATTAAGAACTAATACTGATTCGGCTGTAACGATACAATCAGATGCAATTAATTTGAATACTCATATTCATACACAACCTGATACTGGAGCAGATGATACCTCACAAGGTAATACAAATGGTCCTCAAAATCCAGAATAAATGTATAAATAAGATATATGGCACAGATAGCACGACAAGAAACGTATAAAGATTTAGATTTTTCTTTTAAGCAAAATCCTAATACGAATGACGTTGGAATAAAGAAGAACAATGCTGCAGTGATACAAAGCTGTCTTAATATACTTCGTACAAATCATGGCGAAAGACCATTTGATTATATGTTTGGCGCAAATTTAAGGGCATATCTCTTTGAGAATATGAATAACGTAACAGCTGCTAATATGTCAACAAGCATTGAAATGGCTTTAATAAATTATGAGCCACGAATACAAGTACTTAATGTAAATGTTCAAACAAAACCTGGGGAAAACTCAGTTTTCATAACAGTAACCGGTAGAGTAGTATCAACAAATGAAGTAATTGATATTGCTACCACAATAGAGAGATTACGATAATGGCAATCGAAAGAAGAATTAATGCAAGTCAATTAGATTTTGATCAGATAAAGACAAATCTAGTTGCATACATGAAAGACACAGATACAACGTTTAATGATTATAACTATGATGGCTCTGCGATGTCAACCATTATTGATGTGTTAGCATATGTAACTCATATCAACTCAATGAATGCAAACTTCGCTTTGAACGAAACATTCCTTGATACGTCACAGCTAAGAACTTCTGTCGTATCTCATGCTAAGCTATTAGGTTATACTCCTAAATCTATTTCACCTTCAATTGCTTATATTAATGTAAGAATGAATTACGATACAAGTGCTACACCATTATGGAATCATGATGGTAGTAATACTGCATTGCCATTAACTATGGCAAGAGGCACTGCATTTAAGACTACTGTTAGTGGTGTTGATTATCCAATGTTTGCTTCTAATACATCTACGATTAACTTTGATTCTGGTTGGAACTTTTCGAATATAGCTATCGAACAAGGTACACTTACATCAGTATCATATACATATCAAAATAATGCATTCGAACAATATATATTACCTCAATCAAATGTAAATACATCTTCGATCAAAGTTACTGTTACCGATTCAGCTGCAACTGATGCAACTCGAACATATACTTTAAATACTAACATAGTAAATTTAGATGGCACGAGCGAAGCATATTTCTTAGAAGAAACTCGTGACGGCTTTTATGAAGTTAAATTTGGTGATAATATTATTGGTAAAAGGCCAGGTAATGGTAATATTGTTAAAATAGAATATTCTTATATTGCATCAGGCTTAGATGTAAACGGTGCTACAGTATTTGAATTAACTGGTAATTTGAATGGTAACACAGATGAGACAATCACACTCGTAACACAAGCTACCGGTGGTGCACCAAGAGAAACTAAAGAAGCTATTAAGTTTAATGCTCCTCTTGCCCATGTAGCACAAAATCGTGCAGTAACACCTGATGACTATAAATCAATTATTCAAAATGAATTTGGTGATGTTGATGCTGTATCGGTATGGGGTGGAGAATCTCATGATGTTCCTGATTATGGTAAAGTATACATTAGTATTAAACCAAAATCATCAGAGACATTAACTGAGGCACAGAAAGAAACAATTAAAACGAGTATTCTTAAACCTAAAAACGTTGTAAGTATTACTCCAGTGCTTATTGACCCTGCATACATTTATATTGACTTAGAAATATTCTTTAAATTTAATCCTAACTTAGCTACAGTTACTGCATCAGGTTTAGCAACATCAATAAGGAACACACTAGTGACACATAACACAGACGTATTAAAAACATTTGGTGGAGTATTTAGATTATCGAATGTAACGAAGAAGATTGATGATACAAATATTTCTATTATATCTAACGTTACACGAGTGAAGATGACTCAAAAGATTACACCTACACTTGGTACTGCTAAAGCTTATTCACTTAAGTTTAATCAACCATTAACTGATTTAGATGGCACAAGTTCTTCAACAGGTTCTTATGTAACTTCAAATACATTCACATTTAATGGTACAGCTCAAGCCAAGCTTAAAGACTATTACGACACCGATTCATCGACTCGTATTATTCAAGTGATTGATGCAGGTGGCTTAGTATTAGATACTAATGCTGGCTCAATAAATGAAACTACAGGTGTAGTTACTCTTACTTCATTTAATGTAACAGCATTGCCTACAGGACAAACTACGATCGATGTGACGGTTAAACCAGCTAGTACCGATGTATCGCCCGCAAGAAATGTATTATTAGATATTAATACTTCAACGGCTACTATCTCAGGTGAGGTAGATACAATGGCAACTGGTGGTACAACTGCTGGTATTGATTACGAGACAACGAGCGCATAATGTCAAATACTATTGGAAAATATAATATATCTTCATACATCGATGACTTAGTACCAGATCATGTCGAAACTTCGTATCCTGATTTAGTTAATTTTCTTAAGACATATGCATTATATTTAGAACGTTCAAATGATTCTGCATTCTATCTTAATGCATTAGATATCCAAAGAGATATCGATTATGTAGAAGATCACTTATTAACAGAATTGCAGAACGAAATTGGTGTTGCAGTACCAAGAGATTTCGCTACAGATCCAAGATTATTTTATAAAAGGCTTATAGAGTTCTATATAAGTAGAGGTACACCCGAATCGATCACTTCATTCTTTCGTGTTATATACGATGACGAAGTAGAAACATATTTTCCGTTTGTAGATATACTTAATCCATCTGATGGAAATTGGACAGATCAAGCGGCCGCAATTCAAGCCGATAGAACTCAGTTTACAGCAACGAATACATTCACAATTAGTGGTACACCAACAGTAACTCCTGCAAATAATGATGATGGCAACGCAGCATTCTTTGATGATGATGTTGTATTTGTCAATAACACATATCAAGTTCCAGGTACAGATTATACTGAATCGGTTTATTCTGATACTACTACAAAATATAAATTAACATTTACGAGTGCATTATCAAATGGCGATGTTATAAGAACATATCCAAAGGGTTTGTTCACGAATAATGATGGATTCTTATCAGATAAAAAGTTTATTCAAGACTCTTATTACTATCAGCAGTTCTCATATGTATTAAGAACTGGTGCAAACGTAGCAGATTGGAGTAATGCATTTACAAGATTGATCCATCCAGCAGGATTTAAGTTCTTTGGCGAGATTGCAATATTAATTAAAGTACTCGATCAAGGAAATACAGCAGCTCAGTACGGTTGGTTAGAAACCGCTGGCGAAATTAACTTTAACATCGGTGCATTCCAACATGGACCGGTACAATTTAATAGTCATCTATTAGAGAAATCGTATACTCATTTTACTAACGGAAGTTCAGAACTTAGTAAGATAGGTATGCAAAACCATTGGGAAAACATGAAGTTCCTATATTTAGGACCAAATTCAGATTTTGCTCACTGGACGTTGGAAGATAGTATAAATAACAATATAAGTACACAATTCGGAATGGGTGGAGCTAGTTCACTCGTTATTTCATAAAACAAAGGAAAAGACATGGCAGCAATAATCACAAGCAAATTTAGACTAGATTCAACGAATAAGTTCGTTGAGAGTCTTAGTGATAATCAATTCTATATGGCTCTGGGACGGCCTAACGCATGGACAGATGATTCTGTTCCGACAACCCCATATGAAAATGACTATACATCACATACTTTATGGGAAAACATGTTCGCCATGAAACGTATTGATGCTACAGACATTGTTCATTGTGCAACAAGGAGATTATGGGTTTCCGGCACAACATATATAGAATATGACGATCAAGATACAAACATAGAAGGCAAAGCATATTTTGTTATTTCAGCAAATAACAATGTATATATGTGCTTAAAGGCCGGAGCAGGCGCAAGTACAACTAACCCAGACGATACAGGTGTTCAAACATCGGGTGTTATCAATCATAGTGGATCAGATGGTTATATATGGAAATACATGTATACAGTCCCAACAGCTGATGTAACTAAATTCTTAACAACATCATTTATACCAGTAAGACGTTTAGCAGAAGCTCCAGCTGGTGGTGCAGATAGTGCATTAACAAATCAATGGTCAGTGCAAGGCAATGCAGTTGATGGCGCAATCTATAATATGAAGATCACAACTGCGGGAACTGGATATACTTCAGCTCCTACAATAACTATTGCAGGTGATGGCGCAAGTGCTGCAGCTACGGCTACAGTATCTGGTGGAGCTATCACAGGTATCACAATGACTAACGTTGGCACAGGATATACTCACGCTACTGTTACAGTAACGGGTGGTTCAGGATCTAATGGCGCAGTAAGGCCGGTGATTGGTCCACTTGGTGGGTTTGGAGCAGATCCGACAAATGATCTAAGAGCACATTATGTTACAATCAATACAGTATTCACTGGCGATGAGTCAGGCGCAATTCCTGATTCAAATGACTTTAGACAAATAGCAGTTGTTAAAAACCCTATTGAGAAAGCAAATGAGAGTGCGGTAGTTACAGCTACAGGCTCAATGGTTGTAGGTAATTTTTATAAGATCTTAACGATGGGTAATACCACAGATGCTAATTGGGCAACCGTAGGTTCAACAAGCGGTAATCCAGTTGTTGGAGAAATATTTAAAGCTTTGGCTACAACATTATCAGGTTCAAGTACAGGTACAATCGCTCAAGTTGCAGAAGCAAGTGCATATAATGTATGTAAGAGTGTAACAATTCCTGCTTCATTATCAAGTACATATGTAGCTGACTTCGCATTTGAAGGCCACACTGGTGGTACGGTTGGTGCTAAAGGCATATGTGTAGAATACAATAACACAAGCGGTGTATTACATTATATACAAAATGAATCTACTGGATTTGGTACATTTACTACTTCACATTTGACGAGAGCAACAGGTTCATCAGGTGCAGGTAATCAAATTTCAGCTGTAGGTACACCTTTAATTAACCATCATCAAGGCGATGTAATGTTTGTAGAGAATAGAACAGCAACAAGCAGAGGGTCTGGACAAGTAGAAACAATAAGATTAGTAATCGCATTTTAAATAGGATAGAGACATGGCAATAGCATTTAACGTAGAACCATATTGGGACGACTTTGAGTCGGTTGCATCGGGCAATACACTCAGCCCTAAAGAACAATATCAAAGGATATTATTTAGACCCGGTAAGGCAGTACAAGCTCGAGAATTAACTCAGCTGCAATCATCATTACAACATCAGATCTCTGCTACAGGAGATCATTTATTTAAGGATGGTTCAGTTGTTGTTCCAGGTGCAGTACACCTACATAATAAAATTGATTATGTAAGATTATCGGCGTGTAACACAAGTGCAGTTGCAGACATTGTTGGTACCGAATATAGTGATGGTACTAATGTTGCTCGTGTTATTCATGCTACATTAGCTAGCGGCGATGACTCTATTACGTTATTTGTACAATATATTTCAGGTGCAGTATTTGCTAATAATGCTTCATTAACAGCAACAGGAAGTAAGACAGCCACTGTTGCAAATTCTAATGATGCAAATGGTAAAACTCCAGTAGGATTTGGTTCAATCGTTTCGATCGAAGATGGTATCTATTATATTAAGAGACACTTCGTTACGGTTAAAGCAAGCACAATTGTTTTAAATAAATATTCTCCTGATGTATCATTTGATATCGGTTTACTCGTAACTGAATCCCTTGTCAGTTCGGGTACCGATTCATCTTTAAACGATAATGCTACGGGCACTCCTAATGAGTCTGCTCCAGGTGCACATCGTTATTCTATTACAGCAGTCTTATCTTCTCAAGCAGTAAATGCATCAAGCGGTAACTTTGTTCTTATTGCTCGATTAGAGTCTGGTGTTATTACTAAGCATGCGCGCTCAGCTGAGTACAATTTATTAGAACAAGAATTAGCACGTAGAACATTTGACGAATCAGGTAATTACTATGTAAATCCATTTAAAACTCTTATTAAAACACATCAAGTCTCAAGCCCTGATGCTACGAAATTAACAGCAGTTGTTGAGCCTTCGAAAGCTTATGTAAGAGGATTTGAGATTGAAACATTATCAAATACAAATGTACATTTTGATAGAGCAAGAACATCTGAAGTAGTTGATGATAAACTTGTAGAGATGACTCATAATAACTTTATTGAAGTCACAGCGATGACTGGAACTCCTGATATTACCACATTTGGTAGGATATCTATTGAGAATGGCAGTGGTACAGAGATTGGTACATGTCGAGCTCGTTCAATCGAACGTGTAAGTGGTAATGGTGCAACATCTGCATCAAGATATAGAATACATATATTCGATTTTACCGGTACAATGACAGCAGCTACTCAATTAGATGACAAAGAGGGCACCGCGGCAGGAACGGCCTTCGCCGCAACAATCGCGGATAGTGGCGCTGCGACCGCATATAACATCGGCCCTGACAGTTTAGTATATGAATTACCATATAAAAGAATTAAAACATTAGACGGAGAAGTTGATGAGTCTGCAGCAGATGATTTTGACTTTACATATAATGTCAATCGTATAGTTGGTAGTGCAACAGTATCAGGTTCTGGTACAGCCACATTTACTGCATTATCAAGTGGAGAACAATTTGGTTCTAAAGCAGCTAACACAAATTGGATTTTGATTAATGATACTAATGATGGAGATGGTGGTGAAGAGGTATTAGTAGGTGATATTACTATTAATAACAGTGCAAACCCACCAAGTGTTGTTATTGCTAACTTACCAACATCTGGAGATTTAGGTGGTGGTGGCAGTGATGGTGCTGTAGGAGATACAGTAAGACTTATCGCTCCAATGATACGTACATTAGGTCAAAAGACTAAGACATTATCTGGAAATACAGCTGTAGCATTTAATGCAGGCACAGATTTTACCGGTACTGGTCAAGCTCTTGGACATGCAGATGTACATGAATTAGTATCAGTTGTTGAGACTTCTGGTTCTGCTAATGTTACAACCCATTTCGAATTAGATAACGGACAAAGAGATGATTATTATGATGTTGGTCGTATTAAGAAGAAGACTACATCTAATTACACAGCAGCAGTAGCACTTACTGTTACATATAAGTATTTCTCACATTCAACGGGAGACTTCTTCTCAGTTGATTCATATACTGGTCAAATAGATTACTCAGCTATTCCTAAGCTTGGTGATATAGAATTAAGATCAGCTATTGACTTTAGACCAAGAGTTGGTAATGCTGGAGGTAACTTTACAGGAACCGGTGCTATAACAGCAGTTGCTCCAGTAAGATTCTCTCAGTTCTCAACTAATATACAATATTACTTACCAAGAATAGATAAGATATATCTTGATTCTAAGGGTGTATTTGGCGTTGCGCCGGGTGTACCGGCCGTTTTCCCGGTCGAGCCTGAAATTCCTACGGATTCTATGCATTTATATACGTTAAGCATTCCTGCATATACATTAACTCCTGACGAAGTTACAGTTAAATTTATTGACCAACGTAGATATACTATGCGTGATATAGGTCGTATCGATAAGAGAATAAGTCAAATAGAATACTATTCAGTACTATCATTCTTAGAAGCTGAAGCACAGAATAAACAAATATTAGATGGAAGTAATAATCCAAGATTTAAATCAGGTTATTTAGTAGATGCATTCTCAAATACAAGAATGTCAAACTCTGGTTCGTCAGAGTATAGAGCTTCAATTGATATACCTAATAGAATACTGAGACCTCCATTTGCGGCTGGTAATGCTCCATTAGAATATGTTCCTGGTTCATCTGCTACTCAAAAGACAGGTGATTTACTTACATTACCATATACTACAAATACAACTGCTAGTAATGTGATATCGCAGACACAATATTCTGGTCAAATCAACGTTAATCCATATGATGTATTTAACTGGACTGGTTCAATGACACTTACACCATCATCTGATGAGTGGAGAGATATTGATCGTAGACCTGAAGTTGTCATTAATAACGATGGTGAATTTGATTCAATGATGAATGCTTTAGAGCCTCAATTAGGTACAGTATGGGGTGATTGGTCAACTAACTGGAGTGGCAATAGATCATGGCAAGGTGCTGGTGGTGATACACAAAACTTAGTTGAGACTGGAACCGCTACAAGAACCGGTATTCAACAAACAATCGAAGTACAAACATCAAGATTTAGTGTTGGCGATCGTATTGTAGAGGTTAACTTTATACCATTTATGAGAACAAGATTGGTTGCCTTCTCTGCTACGCGCATGAAGCCAGCGACTCAAGTCTATGCATTCTTTGATGGCACAGCTGTAGCATCTTATGTTAAGAGTGGAAGCTATTCATATACGCCTTTAGTTGGTGTTAATACTGTTACTGCTCACCCAGGCACAGCATCAACTCTAACAACTGATGCGAACGGTGCAGTGAGTGGTACATTCTTAATACCTAATAACTCTGCTCTCAATTTCCCAACAGGACAAAAAGAATTTAAATTAACTCAATCATCTACTAACGATGATGAAGTAACTACTACATCAGCTACAGCAAATTATACTGCGGCCGGTTTATTAGAGACAAGAGAGAATGTTATTATTTCAACAAGAACTCCTGTAATCGCAAGAAATTCTGTGACAGATACAACTAGTGATAGTCGAATTGTAGGAACTAGACAAATACAAAGGAATTGGGAAGATCCATTAGCACAATCAATATTACTTGACCAAGCTGCATTTATTACTTCAGTAGATCTTTATTTTACTGCGAAAGATGCTGCTATACCGGTACAACTAAGCATACGCGAAATGGTAAACGGATTCCCAACTCAAAACGTTCTTCCATTTGCTAACGTAGTACTTAATCCTGGTTCAGTGAATACATCTGGTGCAACTACATTTACATTCCCATCACCAGTATATCTACAAGATAGCGTTGAATATGCTATTGTTATTATAGCTAACTCTAATAAGTACACAGTACGTTATGCTGAGATTGGTAAAGAAGATCAAAACGGTAATAGAATATCACAACAACCATACAATGGTGTATTATTCAAGTCGCAGAACGCTTCAACGTGGACAGCTGATCAGAATAAAGACTTAACGTTTGTATTGAAGAGAGCTGTATTTGATACTACAACTCGTGTAGCTACATTAAGAAACTCTGCATTGCCTTCAAGACAATTGGTTGTAGATCCATTAACTACTGTAGTAAACACTGCAGCACAAGATAACATTATTACTGTAGCTCATCGTGACCATAGTCATTCGGCTGGTGATTCAGTTACTCTTGCAGGGTTCGTTGCAACGAATGGTTATACAGCTGCTGAATTAAACAAAGCACATACAATTACTGCGATCGCAAGAGATAGTTATACAATTACGGTTGCTGCAGCTAATCACGCAGCAGCGATTACTGCCGGTAATGGTGGTGGTTCAGCGTGTCAAGCAACAGAAGGTTTAGAATGGAATACAGTTCGTCCAATGATTGCTCAAGTTGTATTACCTAATACCACATCATCTTATACAATTAAAGATACAGCTGTTGGTAATGGTACATCGATTGGAACTACTGCGGCCGCTATTGTGCCTAATGAAGACTATACTCCATTATCACCTAAGGTTATTAAGCCTGGAGCAACACACACTGTTGAAGTTCAGAGTACATTTACATCTACTTCAAACTATTTATCTCCAGTGATTGATTTAGAAAGATCTTCGCTTATAACGATTGGTAATAGGATTGATAATAGTGCTACGGTTGCAGAGACACATGCAACTAATGGATCTAACTTAGCGAAATATGTAACGAAGACGGTTCAATTAAATGATAGTTCTGATTCTTTAAGGATCTTATTAGATATTAATCGACCTAACGGATCATTTGTTGACGTATACTATAAGCTTGGTAATACAGCCGGAATATTTGATACCGGTGCATGGGTAGCAGCAACACCAACGGGCAATAATGGTGCAGTTGCATTCTCAGATGGAACTAAATATAACGAAACAGAATATACTGTTACGGCAGCAAATACATTTACTATATTTGCTATTAAGATCGTAATGAGATCTGGAAGTACTAGTACTGTACCAATGTGTCAAGATCTTAGAGCTATAGCATTGAGAGTGTAATGAAGATACCTGTTTATGGACATCCTGGCATGGTAAGAGATACAAACTCAGGTGCTATTATAAATATGAATAGTGATGGTGTAATGCATTCAGCTAATAGAGCAAGAATGAAAGTAGATGCAAACAGATTAGATAAAGTAGAACAGGATGTATCGGAAATTAAAGATATGTTAAAACAATTAATAGAGAGATAATATGGCAACAGTAAACGTAACAACAGCAAATACATTTGAACAATGGAGAACTAAGACCAATGAGATAGGTACTGCGATTGGTGATATAAGCGAAGTCACAAATAGTGATATTGGTGCCTCAACTATTGTTGCTGCTATAAAAGCACACCAAGGGATTGTCGCGGGTAGTATAACACTAACAGGTGGTGTTCAAATGACTGGTAACCTCGATTGGGCAGACAATGCTGCGATACGAATGGGTACTGGTGATGATTTAACAATAAAACATGATGGCACAAATTCTAGTTTAACAAATATAACGGGCCAATTCAGACTTGGTGGTAATGATTTAAGATTACAAACACAGAATCATAGTGAAGATTATATTCTTTGTGTTGACGGTGGTGCAGTTACTCTACATTATAATGATAATGCGAAGATTGCCACGACTAATACCGGTGTAGATGTCACAGGCGTAATCACAGCAGATGGTTTAACAATGTTAGACTCTCATGTTATTACACTTGGTACTGGTAGTGACTTACTTATATCACACGATGGCACAAACAGTAAGATTGATAGTAACACAGGTGCATTAAAGATTCTAAGTGATGATATACAGATTAAGAATGCTGCAGATGATGAGACATTACTTGCGGCGACAAATGGTAGTGCTGTAATTCTTTATCATAATAATGCTTCTAAGTTTGCAACGAGTTCAACAGGTGCTACAGTCACAGGCGGATTAGTTACAGGAACACTAACAGCTTCTGGAGTTATATCAGCAGCGGCCGGTGTATATGCTCCTGCTAGTGATACATTAGAATTAGGTGTTGACTCTACTGCAACGATAACAATAAATGACTCTGATAAGGTTGGTATTGGTAAAGCTCCTCACGGAACATATATAGTTGACGTAGATGGTGCATTAAATGCTACTACATTATTATACGGCGGATCTGATATTTATGCAGGTGCGGCATTCCTTGAAGGTGTAGCAGATGCAGTTGGAGCAATGGTTAGTTCAAATACTGAATCAGGCCTTTCAGTAACATACGACGATAGTGATAATACACTCGACTTTGATGTTAATGACCCAACAATCACGCTAACAGGTGACGTAACCGGTTCTGGCACAATGACGAACTTAGGTTCAGTAACTATCACAACTGCTGTTGCAGCGAGTGGTGTTAGTACAAATGATTTAGATGCTCTTGCAGTAACAGAAGCTAAGCTAGCTAATGACGCAGTATCAAGAGCGAAGCTAAAAGACGAAGTAACATTATTAATAATTAACGCTGCAGGAAGTACTGTGAAAACAATGTACGGTGCAGGTTCATAATAACATAAATAGGTACAAGTATGGCAGTATATTCAGATTTAAGTATAGACCAAGGAACAGATTTTACAGCTGAAGTGCAGATAGATGATACAGATGGCACAACAGCAAATCTAACTGGCTATACGGTAGCAGGACAGATAAGAAAGACATATTCGTCTAGTACAAAAGTTGATTTTACATGTACGGTGTCTGATGCAGCTGCTGGAAAAATTACGATAGCATTAAGTAACACACAGACCAATGCGATGAAAGCTGGTCGATATGTATACGATGTTGAGATAACAAAAACAAGTAACGCGTATAAAACACGAGTTATAGAGGGACAAGTGACAGTAACACCAGGAGTAACACAATAATGGCATTACAAGGTAAGATAACAACAACACCTAGTTTACAAGCCAAGAGCTCGCAGCAGAGGACTATCGAAGCTCAAAAAGTATTACTTACAACTGGCCAGAGTTTAGCGCAGCTAACAGATGTTGATATATCTGCACGAACTGATGGATCATTGATGCAATATAATGCAACAGCGGCTAAGTTTGAGGTTAAATCACTCATAGAAGATACCGGTAGCTTGTTAAAAATTAACGGTGGATCATTTTAAAAGGGAATAGGATATGGCAGGCACAGTAATTATAACCAAATATAGTTTAGGAACAGGATCTCCTGCGACCGATGCACTAGCCGTCGGTGAACAAGCCTATTCATTTAATTCAGATAAATTATTTATTGGTGAAACATCGGGTTCAGATGTAGTAGCTAGAGTTATTGGTGGTCAAGTCTATACAGACATGATGGACCACACAGCTGGTACGTTAACAGCGTCATCAGCAATCTTAGTAGATGCAAATTCAAAAATTGACCAATTACATGTTGATAATTTAACGTTAAATGGCAATGTTATTTCATCAACTAACACGAATGGTAACATCACTCTTACGCCAAATGGCAGTGGTTATGTTGTATTAGATGGATTAAACTATCCAAGAGCTGACGGTTCAAATGGTCAATTCTTAAAAACGGACGGTTCAGGTAATCTAACGTTTGGTACAGTAATTAGTTCACTAAGTATTGGTGCTGATTCAGGTTCAAATGATTCAGTAAACACTGGTGAAACTATTAACTTTGCTGGTGGTACAGGTGTAGATACAGCTGTAACAGATAACACAATCACAATTAATATTGGTCAGAGTGTTGCAACAAATGCTAATGTTCAGTTCGCTAATATTACAGCAACGGGCAACTTTACTGTTAATGGTACAACAACTACAGTCAATAGCACAGTAACTACATTAGAAGATCCAATCTTAACATTAGGTACTTCGGCTTCATCAGGTGCTGATGATAACAAAGACCGAGGTGTTGAATTTAGATATAACGATGGATCAGCGCGAGTTGGTTTCATGGGTTGGGACGACTCAGCTGCTGGATTTACAATGTTGCAAAGCGCAACAAACACATCAGAAGTATTTTCTGGTACACCTGCCGCATTACATCTTGGCTCACTAACATTAGTGACTGATCTTGCTGTGGCACAAGGTGGTACAGGAGTAAGTTCACATACTGGAAATGGTTATTGGGTATCAAATGCTGGTGGTACGGCACTAAGTTATATTACTGGTACACAATATCAGCACTTAGGCTTCACTTCAGGTGGAGTACCTCAAGCTTCAGGCACTATTGATGGCGGAACGTTCTAATTAATTTGAATTGAGTTTAATTATATTATAAATAACATTATGGTGATTATATAATCACCTTAAACAATTAGATGGCATATATATGGCAGGAACAGTAGTAAAAATCAAGCAATCGACGGTTGCGGGAAAGAAACCCGTAGCTAACGATCTCCAACAAGGCGAATTAGCTCTTAACGTTTCAGACCAAATTTTATATTCCAAGGATGCTAGTGGAGAAATATTCTCTATTGGTTCAGAAAAAGTAATAGATATGGGTAACTGGAATAGTGATATACTTTTAGATGGTGAAACTGCGGGTATTTCAGTCCTTAAAACATATGACGGAGGAGCCTCACTGTGAGTACAATCTTTAAATTAAGAAGAGATACGGCCGCTAACTGGTCGAGCAATAACCCGACACTCGCTGATGGTGAATTAGGATTAGATAAAACAAATACCTATCTAAAAGTTGGTGATGGTTCCACAGCATGGAATGCATTAGGCCAATTTACACAAAGTGGTGAAACTATTGCAGATACTGTTGGTGCAATGGTCGCATCAAATACTGAGACCTTTATTACGGTAACCTACGATGATTCAGATAATACACTTGACTTTGTAGTTCCAGTATTAGACGAGGATAACCTCGCATCGAATTCAGCAACACAATTAGCTACACAGCAATCAATTAAAGCTTATGTGGATGCACAAGTAACAGCTCAAGATTTAGATTTAACTGCCGATGATTCAGGTTCACTCTCTATTGATTTAGATAGCACCGTATTGGGTATCGGTGGTTCTACAGGTATTAATACATCTATATCTGGAAACAATATACACATCGCAATTGACAATACAGTTGCCACCCTAACAGGTTCACAAACATTAGCAAGTAAAACATTAACAAGTCCTGTCATTAATACAGGCGTAAGTGGTTCGGCTATATTAGATGAAGACAATATGGCAACTAATTCAGCTACTCAGTTAGCAACTCAACAAAGTATTAAGGCTTATGTTGATGCTCAAGTAGATACAGCCGATACTCTTGCCGAATTAAATGATACTACTATTACTTCAGCCGCAGATGGTTCATTACTATTATATGATACAGGCAATTCAGTTTGGATTGACAATGTCATGTCAGGTGACGCTACTCTAGCTGATACCGGTGCAATAACACTTGCTACAGTTAATTCTAACGTAGGTCAATTTGGTTCTTCAACAGCAATTCCAATTGTCACAGCAAATGCTAAAGGTTTAGTTACGGCTGTAAGCACTGCTTCTATCACGACATCGTTAACGGTTGGAGCTGATTCAGGAAGTAATGATGCAGTAGCTCTAGCGAGTGATGTATTAGATTTCTCAGGTGGTACAGGTATTGATACAACAGTATCTAATAACGATATCTCAATTGCTATTGATGGTACTGTCACGACATTAATTGGTTCACAGACATTAACGAATAAAACATTAACAAGTCCAGTATTAAATACGGCTGTTAGTGGTTCTGCTGTATTAGATGAAGATAATATGGCATCTAACTCAGCTACTCAAATAGCTACTCAACAATCTATTAAAGCATATGTCGACGCTGTTGATTTAGATGTTGCTGGTGATTCTGGCACAGGTGTAATTGAATTTGCTTCTGAAACACTCACAGTTGCAGGTACAGCAAATGAAGTTGAAACAGCCATGTCAGGTAATACTCTTACGATTGGATTACCTACTAACGTCACAATCGCAGGTAACTTAACCGTTGCAGGTACACAAACAACAGTTTCATCGACTACGATCAATGTTGCAGACCCACTATTAAAGTTAGCTAATACTAATAGCGCAGCCGATGCTGTTGATATTGGTTTTTATGGTTTATATGACACGAGTGGTTCACAAGATCTATACTCTGGTCTATTTAGAGATGCATCAGATTCTGGTAAATGGAAATTATTTAAAGATTCACAGGCAGAACCAACAACTACGGTTAATGTAGGTGCTACAGGCCATGCGACTGGTACATTGGTTGCTAACTTAGAAGGTAATGTAACGGGTAATGTAACAGGTAATACATCTGGTACAGCCGCTACAGTTACAGGTGCAGCTCAAACAGCTATTACTTCAGTAGGTACACTCACAGCATTACAAGTTGATAACATTAATATTAACGGAAATACTATTTCAACCACTGGTGGTACTGATTTAAATATTGGTCCTGTGGCTGGACAACAAGTTGTATTAGATGGCACAATTGTTGTTGACGCTGGTGTTGTTACAGGTGCTACAAGTATTACATCAACAGCATTTGTTGGTGCCTTAACCGGTGATGCTTCAGGTAGTGCGGGTACTGTAACAAGTATTGCAGCTCATATTAAAGATGAAGATAATATGGCATCTGATTCAGCTACACATGTTCCATCACAGCAATCTACTAAAGCATATGTCGATGCTCAAGTAGCAGGTAAAGATAATACTGATGAGATAACTGAAGGTTCATCGAATCTATATTTTACAAACGAAAGAGTTGATGATCGTGTAAATGCATTAATTATTGGTGGTACAAACGTAACTGCAACATATAATGATGCTGCAAACACATTAACAATATCTGCTAACGAAGGTGCAAGTGGATATAACCTATCGTCCAACGATACAGATGACCTTAGTGAAGGTTCAACGAATAAATATGCATCAGCAACAAATGTAGAAGCTGCTGGCGCTGTAATGGAATCAGGTAATACTGCTTCCGCAAAGATACCTTCTGGAACAACTGCACAAAGAGATGGATCTCCAAGTGCTGGTTTCTTCAGATGGAATACTACTTTATCTCAAGCAGAGATATATACAGGTAGTGAATGGGGATTAGTTGGTGGCGGTAACGTTACAAAATCACCATCATGGGAACACGAGTCGGTTGTTTCAACAGATTATGTCATGGAAGACGGAAACAATATGATTTCAGCAGGCCCGATTATGATTAATTCAGGGAGTTCGGTTACAGTCGGAAGCGACAGTGTCTGGGCAATAATTTAAAAATAGGAGAGACAAAAAAATGTCAAAATTAAAACTACAGGGTGATTCAGGCGGAACTGGTATATTTACTATTGCTTCTCCTAATAGCTCTACAAATAGAACAATAACGTTACCTGATGCAGCGGGTACGTTATTAGATACATCATTAGCTTCTTCAGCAACGGTCGGATTTGTTGTTGATGAAGATAACATGTCATCTGATAGTGCCACTAAAGTACCTACACAGCAATCCGTCAAAGCTTATGTAGATGCCCAAGTTGGTGCTGAGAATACACTTGCAGAAGATAACGATGTAAACATTACATCTGCGGCCGATGGCTCAATGATATTGTATGATACTGGAACATCGATGTGGATCGACAATGTTATGAGTGGCGATGCTACTATGACAGATGGTGGTGTAATATCACTAGCTGCTAACACAGTTGATTCATCAGAACTAGTAAATGGTTCAATTGATACAGCTCACATTGCAGATGCTCAAGTAACATTAGCGAAGATCGCTGATTCAGCTGCTAACACAGTTTTAGTAAGAGATGCAAACAGTTCGGGTGTTGTTTCAGCTAAAGCAGTTGCAGATACTCAAGTATTAATTGGTGATGGCACAGGATTTACTGCTGCTGCACTAAGTGGTGATGTAACAATGACTAACGCAGGTGTTGTAAGTCTTGCAGCTAACACGGTTGATTCATCAGAACTAGTTAATGGTTCTATTGATACAGCTCATATCGCTGATGACCAAATTACAACAGCTAAGATTCTTGATGCAAATGTCACAAGAGCAAAACTTGCTGCAGACGTAATTGATAGTACTAAGCTAGCGGATGACTCTGTTAATTCAGAGCATTTAGTTGATGGCTCAATTGATACTGCTCACATTGCTAACGACCAAATTACAGCTGCCTTAATGGCAGACAATAGTATTGATTCAGATATGTATGTTGATGGTTCAATTGATACTGCGCATATTGCTGATTTAAATGTTACTACTGCTAAGATCGCGGCTGATGCAATTACAGGAGCTAAGATAGCGGACGATGCCATTGATTCAGAGCATTATGCAGCGGGTTCGATTGACACCGCGCATATCGCGGCAGATCAGATTACATCAGCGTTAATTGCAGATGACCAAATTGATAGTGAGCACATTGTTGCAGACTCTATTGATGCGGAACATCTAGCAGCAAACTCTGTTAATACTGATGCTTATATTGATGGTTCAATTGTAACTGCTCATATCGCAGCTGACTCAATCACTGCAGCTTTGATTGCAGATGATGTAATTAACTCAGAGCATATCGTTGCAGATTCAATTGATGCTGAGCATTTAGCACCTAATAGTGTTAACACAGATGCTTATATCGATGGTTCAATCCAAACAGCTCATATCACTGCAGACAATATTACATCTGCTTTGATTGCTGATGACCAAATCGATAGTGAGCATATAGTTGATGGCTCAGTAGATAATGTTCACTTAGCAAATTCAAGTGTTACAGTAAGTGATGGTTCAAACACATCACCTGTTGCTCTTGGTGGTACATTAACTTTTGCTGGTACAACTAATGAGATTGAAGTTGCTGAGAGTGCAGGTACAATCACAGTTGGTTTACCAAATAATGTAACGATTGCGGGTAACTTAACAGTAAGTGGTACTCAAACAACAGTTTCTTCAACAACAATCGAAGTTGCTGATCCATTAGTTGCATTAGCAACAACTAATAATGCTGCGGATGCAGTTGATATTGGTTGGTATGGTTTGTATGATACATCAGGTTCACAAGACTTATATGGTGGAATGTTCAGAGATGCTTCTGATTCAGGTAAGTGGAAACTATTTAAAGACAATCAAGCAGAGCCTACAACAACGGTTAACACGGCTGGTACTGGTTACGCAGTTGGTACTTTAGTTGCCACAATTGAAGGTAATGTTACAGGAGCGGTTACAGGTAATGCTAGTACTGCTACAGCGTTAGCAACTGGTAGAACAATAGGAATGACAGGAGATGTTGTATGGACATCACCTAGTTTCGATGGTTCAGGAAATGTGACAGCAGCAGGAACAATTCAAACTGCAGCTGTAGAACATGCGATGCTTGCTAATGATGCCGTTGATGGTGATAATTTAGCAGATAATGCTTGTGATTCAGAACACTATACAGATGGATCTATTGACACTGCTCACATTGCCAATGATGCAATCACAGCAGCTTTAATGGCAGATAATTCTATTGATTCTGATATGTACGTTGATGGTTCAATCGATACCGCGCATATAGCCAATGATCAAATTACTGCGGCTCTTATGGCAGATAATTCTATTGATTCAGATATGTATGTCGATGGTTCTATTGACACAGCACATATTGCTAATGACCAAATCACAGCAGCGCTGATGGCAGACAACAGCATTGATTCTGATATGTACGTTGATGGTTCTATTGACACTGCTCACTTAGGTGATTTACAAGTGACAAGCGCGAAGATAGCAGCAGATGCAATTACTGGTGCTAAGATCGCTGATGATGCAATTGATTCTGAACACTATGCAGCTGGTTCAATTGATACGGCACATATAGCAAATGATCAGATTACAGCGGCTTTGATGGCCGACAATAGTATTGATTCTGATATGTATGTCGACGGTTCTATTGATACGGCTCACTATGCTGATGATTCAGTTACTGAAGCGAAGATGGCAGATGATGCTATTGGTTCAGCTCAGTTAAAGACATTATCAACATTATTGATTATTAACGCGGCTGGTTCAACTGTGAAAACAGTATATGGTGCAGGAGCATAAATATTAACAACGTCTATTTATACTTTTCTATTTAAGATGAGTATAAATAGACTTAACTAAAGGATATAAATAATACTATGGCAGCAAGAACACCAGTAAAAATAGATTCAAACAACTTGAAGGAGATGTCAGCTGACGATAAGACTGCGATTATTAACCGAGCAAAATGGTTATACTTAGCAGATCAATCGGTTACATTATCCCAAGTTGGTAGCAGTGGTACGCTCAGTGCCATGAGTGATACAAGAACCCAAGCGGGTGCTGCAACATCTCATGCGAGTAGCTTCCGTTCTGCTGGAGATACTCCTGATGTAAGTACTGTAACTGTTTCATATGATAAGATATCTGAAGCAACTGCAGGTTCATTAACATTTAATGATAATGGCTCTACAACAAGATTCCCGGTATATGTAGATTCAAGCAATAATTTAAAAGCTATGACTCCACAAGAGATGTTTGATACTTATGCAGATACTCTTGTTGATGCAATTATAGCAGCACTACCTTATCAGATTAGCACATCTACTTCAGCTCCATCTGGATATACTAATGTTTCAACAACAGCGGTATTTACAGATACACGTGCAAACGCTGGAGCATATACTGCGGGTGGTATTACTGAAACACAAGACCAACCAACTACAATTACTAACTATTATCTTCATCGAGCAAATGGTACAGAGACTGATTACAGCGCAAACCCATGTTTCATTAATGGTGATAACAATATTGAAGAATATACTGAAGCAGAGTTTGATGCTATTATAAAAGAGATGATACGTTATGTGGCAGTAGAATTAACTAATCATAAAATACGATACGCAATTGATGGATCAGGCACTAACTTAGGTTCTGGTATGGTCAATACTAAATTAAACAGTTCGACATACGCACAACGTGAAGTTGGTGGCGATGACTATCGAACACAAGAGTTCCCGTCAGGTTCGGCGGCGACAATTTCAACATACTATTTAAAAGCGAGGAAAGCATAATGAGTTTAATCACTAAAGATACATTTGTATCAGCAACCTTCATTGACCAGGACAGGAAGAACCTTGAAGTTTTACTGAACATGGATCATACGGGTGAAATGGAACTAACACCTCATGTTATTGAGGCTTCAGAAGAGCAAAAAGATTTTAAAGATCTTATGAAAATTACTACTATGGATGCGATTCATGAAGAAACTTGGAATATCAAGAAAGCAGAGAGTGAAGCTTTCGTTGCAATGGCAAAACAAGTTATGGCAGATTCAGGTATGCTAGAGCAAGAAAGTAATTTGTCAAAGACAAAGATATTCCCTACTCTTGTTGAAGCTATCTTTACTAACATGGAAAATGAAGATCATTTATTTGCATTAAAGCTAGCACTATTTGAATTACAAGAAATACGTGAGTCAGATAATGTTGAAGCTAAGACTGCATTAAGAAAGGCCCAACATAAGATTGAAATCTTACAGCATGCATTTGCTATTACAGGTGTAAGATCTATGGACACTGATGTTGTAGCAGAACTTGATCCTAAAGAAAATGAAAAAGCACTAGATAAAGTAGAGGCGACAATTAAGAAAGAATCTAAAATGTCACCGAAAAACAGAGCAGCAACTGCTAAGAGGCCTGAAGTACAGAAAGCAAAAGTGGCAGCTGCAAAGAAAATAGCAGCAGCTAAAGGAACAGAAGCTTAACGTTTAAGAAACCAGGGTGACCACCAACCGGACCACCCTTCTTCCATAATGTGATGCATCTGTCCTAAGGTGCATATACGGAAGTTAGGATCAGCATATTTCATATTAAATTTTGGACATACGGGATTAAACATTTCGTATTCTATTTCTTTATAATACCATTCATCACTGCCTTTATTGTATTGCTTCATATAAGCATCAGCATAAGGCCAAAACTTCTCCCATATATATGATACATCACCAGTCCAAGAAACTATTGAAGAGTTTAATGGTGTATGTGCTGGTTCTCTCCACCATTTATCATCTAATAGTGTAAAATTCTTTTTAAATAGATTAGGCAATCTTCCATATATAATCATATCTAAATCAAAATAGAGGTTCTCTCCATCCCTAAACTTATCATACATCTGAAATTTATTATACCAATTACCATATAGATCTCTTTCAACAACTTCAAATTCATCATACTCTATACCTGACCAGCTGTCGATCATATGCTTTAAGTTATCAACATGCCATTGATTAAACTTATCACCGAATCTACAACATATTATTCTCTTCATTTCCAATGATCCTTAATCCAGCCGCAGCGATTGTCATGTATAGTATTCTCTAAACCAGTAAAGTGCATTACTTTAATATTAGGATTTACCTTATCCATAAACATAAAATCACCAAACTCTTCAAAATATAATTTATTATTTACTGTATTTTCGGCCATATCCATATCGCATTTGCCTATCCACTCTTCAGGTGTAGGAATTATCTTTATCTTATTTTCCCATGCTCTCCAATTAACATAGTTCTGTTCACCGTAATATGGAAAGTGAACAACTCTTTCATTGTAGTAATGCATTTGCCAATACTCAGGATTCTCAATAAAGTCATCCCATACATATGATAAACTACCAGATTTAAACTTGTAAAATCCACCATTTGTTTGTAATGCATTTGTTGCCATCTGTATGGTTTGTCTATTCCACCATATACCATACGTAACTAATTCATTCTCTTGTACATAATGTCCTATAAGGTCGTCAACGTTGCCTGTAATAACTTGATCAATATCCATAATTATTATATCATCACCTGGAGATTGATATCCAAAATACGGAGAGAAGAATTTTAGTTTATGCCAATGTTTCTTTACATCGCCATGAGGATTATATGGTAATACTATATCAGCTTCGACATTAGGATCGTCACTAAGACATACTGATTGAAATGGTATACTACAGTTTCTTCTTATGCTATCATATAATTTACTTACATAGTCTGCATTATATTTGTCGCTATAGTATACGGTACATATTTTAACCATCGTATCTTCTCCACACACAATCAAAATCTTTACAGATTGCATGGACTATCTTTGCAAAAGGTGGTATGAACTGTTGCATATCAAAGAAGTAATGCCATCTTGGGTCAAGCCATTGTACAGGAACTTTATTAACTTTTAATTTATATGCGAAAATAGTTTCATTATCATATCTAAACATATCGACAATATTTTTAGGGTATAGACCGATTTCTCTATAATCATCACTTCTTAATGATGTCATCATTTCTAATATGTGTTTAAATCCACCGAAATAATCTAACTGCTTTATATGTTTTGCACTTGCACCAATAATACCGGTATTGATTACATCATTATCAGGATAATAACCACCATCTAATAACATCGCTTGACAATTATAATATTTTGCTGATGGACTACGTATACTTTGGCTAGCTTCTACGTTATGAACAATCTTATCGTTATTATCTAAGACACATATTCCTTTATTTAAATCCCATTCTTCGAAGAAATTTTCTGAATGATTCATAGGTATAGCATCAAAGTCTAAGTATAGAATTTCATCATAGCTCTTTGCTAACTCATATAATACATGTAATTTATAGAAATTTATTATCTCATATCCAGTAACCTCTGGGTAATCGCGTTGAAAATCTTTTTCAAACTGTTTATATCTATTATCGTATTCGTACATCTTAAATGGTACACCTATACGCTCAGCATAAACTCGTTTACATTCTTTTAATCTATCATAATGTTCTTTAAAAGCATCAACGGTTATCTCTGCTTTTTCTACTGTATCAAATTTACTTTTTGAGGTGGTGCCATAATGTTCAGGTGCTGGTATATCAACATATATACTATAGATTATTCTTTTCATAGCTTTCCAATTAATAGATACCTGATACCTCTCTCGTCTTCTAATTCACTCTCTGTCAATACTTCTGCTCCGGCTGGTAGTTGTACTTTAAATTTTTCTATGCTATCTACGCAGTTAATATGGCCTGGGATATCATACATGTTATTAGATGTAAAGGCAAAATGAGCAGAAGGTTTAACTCTTTCCCACCAACCTATATCATATACCGGCCACTTGTTCTCATCTTTACCTTTCCACTCTCTTCTATAATCACCATTCCATTCTTTAAACCAATCATGGTCTTTTCTTGGACCCTTTGGACCCCACCATTTCATAGGTAACATATGTTCACATGAGGTATTGATAAAGATATCTGCAGTATCAAACATATCTCTATAATCTTCGAAAATGTCGCCGGTTATCCAAGTGATATTATCATATTGGTCGAAGAATCTATTTTGACCAATTGAAATCGCATGGTCATCTACATCAATTGCAGTAATACTTTTAACTTTGTCGTGTAATAGCGGTATAAGAATACTTCCATACCAGCATCCGAATATAACAACTTCAGTTTCTTTATTTAAAAGATTTAGATTATCTAAGCCATTCACTAAATTTGTTTTAGCTAAGACTTGATTATCACTAAATGAATCTAAAATATCCTCTTCGTGATCTGGCTCATGCTTAATTGCAGTGAATACACTATCGAGCAAGCTTCTATCTTGATCGTCATCTAATAATAAATTAAGAAATAAAAGATTGTCCTCTTGTTCTATAGCAGTTATAACGTCAAGTACGTGATTAACTCCTTTAGCTTTAGGATTTTTTAAGTTTAATATATTTGTTACATGAGATAATTTATCTCTACTAAGCATTATCCCCAACCATCACTTGTTACTTTTTTAATTAACATCCAATCTCCAATGACTAATATATCTATAGCTGTCTCACGAAAGGTACGTATCGCATGCCACGGTTCTTCTACGATAGGCTCTTGAGAATTAAAACTAGTATTGAGTAACATAGGTATACCGGTTATTTTATAAAACTCATTAATGATATCGTAGTACTTCTCATTTTGTTCTCTATTCACTGTCTGTATTCTTGCTGTTCCATCAACGTGTGTTACACCTGGAATTTTATCAGATATTACCGGCATAATTCTTGACATATATGGTGATGGCTGATTCGTAGCAAAGTATTCTTTATAATGTTCTTCCATTACAGCAGGAGCAAATGGTCTAAAGTCTTCTCGCATTTTAATTGAACTATTAATAATTTCTTTTATATCGGGATTACGTGGATCTGCTAAGATACTTCTATTACCTAATGCTCTATTGCCACTCTCAGATTTGCCTTGAAACCAACCTACTGTTTTACCATCAGCAATTTGTTGAGCAACTTCAGTCATATTAAGAGGTTCCCAAAATAATGCTTCATATCCCCATTGAAACCCTTTACCTGATGACCATCTTTCATACATATTCTGATCATTTATTCTTTCATCTTCAGTGGGTTCCCAATCATAGGCTTTACCAGAATAAGTATCTACTACATGTTTGTTACCATTTAAAACATAGTCAGCATGTTGATATGCACCAAGAGCTTGACCCTCATCACCAACTGCTGGAGGTACATGTACATTTTTCCATCTTTTAGTAAATGCCTCATTCATATATCCATTATAAGATACACCACCAGCAACACATAGATTATGAGAAGATTGAAGCGGATGAACAAATTCTCTTATTTTGTCCATTGTAAATTTCTGAAGAGTAAATGCTAGATCTTCTTTTCTATATCTATTTAAATCAATATATTCTTCGAATTTCTCCTGTTTCTTTTCTGTTATAGGACCAGCAAGTATTGTTTCAAATATTTCATAGAAGTAATCATTGTTTCTGCCATAAGCAGATAGTCCCATAAGCTTACCTGCACCTAACGTACCAAACCCTGTTAAATTTGACATGTGATTCCATAACCAACCAATAGGCAATATATTTGACAGATCAGTCATTGTTCCATGTTTATCAAAGAAACAACAACGATAACGATTGCCAATACCATCGATGGCTAAACAATCAGCCTCTTCAAAACCTGAATTAATAAAGGCATATGCAGCATGCGATTGATGATGGTCTATAAAGTATATGTCATCTTTATAATAATGATCCCACAATTTCTTAGGTTGCCAATCAAATATCTCATCATGTCCTTTTAATACCGTTTCAAGTAATTCATCTTTTGACATTCTTACACCACCGTAAGTATATGTGAATGCTAGAACACCATCATCAGGTTTCTTAAAATATTCTTTAGTGAATTCATCATTTAATCTATAATCACCAGGATTTAATATATCTGATTGATGAGCATAAGCTTCTGCACGATAAGGTAGGTTATGCTTAAATCGTGTTTGCCTTTCTCTTTGATTATGCCATACTCCATCATATGTGTTGTGATCGTGTAGGTTCAATGCTACTGCCATTATTTTTTTATTCATTTAGTATACTCGCATATTTTTTAATATTAAAATGTCCCTTTGGTTGGACATATTCTGTACAGGTCTTACAATAATTTTCATATTTAAATAATCTGAAGTTCATCATCTTATCTATATTCTCTTGAGTTATCTCAAATTCTTTAGAGGTGATAGCATTGTTTGCAAACTTCTTACTACAATGCACTAAGTTTTGATTCTCAAAGTTAATAACAGGTACCATAGGAAATGCTGCACACATCTTCCTATCTATCTCAGCTGCTTGGGCGTTTAATTGTATATTAGCAAAATCAGGTGATCTGCCATTAAACTCTTTCCATAAGGTATTTTTATGATCTAATTTTTTCATTGCCTCAGGATATAGATGTTTATACTTCTCAAAGTTAGGTGTCTTAATAACTAGATTATAGTTATGAAAATCATTCTCATCATGGAAATCATATGACTTAGGTCCTAATAAAGATATCTCATGCTCATAAAAATCTAATATGAAATGCTCAACATATATTATAGTAGGATCTGTCAATACTTGTGGGTATCTTCTCCTTACGGTGGAGTTAGATAGTACTTCGCATACATGATTAGGATTACTTTGAATTGCTTTGATTACATCAGGTAAATTCTTAATTAAACCAGGTTCACCACCAAGTATGTTACATCTAGTCTTGTAGTTTCTTAAATAATATAATGTTCTCTCTAAGAACTCCATATCAACGGTTAGATTCCTTTGTTCTAAAGTATAGCTCGTACAATAATGACAATCCTTATTGCATGACATCGATAAAAAGAAATCTATTGCTAGATAATTATTTTGTACATCAGTTAATTTCATTTCGAAAATCCACCATCTTTAGCATCTTTTAATATCCATTCCATATATGCAATCTCATGAAAAAATTTATTAAAAGCTATTAACAATTTTCTTTTTGGCTCTTCCTTAAATGGAGTATCTGACCATTTAGAATATTCTGGCATGAGATATATTTTTTCTACTATGTAGGAATATATAGCTTCGACATCTTCAACTAAACTTTCATCAATGACTACACTACCTAATAGTTTTTCCATACTATGATATAAAGGCATTAAGCCACCATCCTTTATTTCATGGAGATTAGCTTTGTCATCGATTAAAAAAATTCGATTGTTGATTATTTCTATCATGCCATAAATAAAACTTTTTGAATTTTTTCTACAACATTATTTATTTCTTCATCCGTTATCCATGGATTTATAGGTAATGTTAGTATTGTATCACATATTTGTTTCGCATTTGAATAATCACCTACTACATGATTAATGTTTTTATACATTGGATGTTCACATATAGGTGTAGGATAATGTACTCCTGATCCTTGTATCATATTTTTTGCAGCATCTCTTAATTCTTTATTCTCAAATCTAATAACATATTTGTGGTAACTATGGTATTCAGCAGAATTTTGTACTTGTATAATAACAAATGGTAATGGTGCAAGTGCTACATCATATTTCTCAGCAATAATACGTCTTCTCCAATTCCAATCATCCATCTTCCCTAATCTAAAATTAATAAACTCAGCATTCATACCAAGCATTTTAGAATTATAACCTAATACTTCATGCTCACCATGCTTTCTTAATTTTCTAAATAACACCGCTTGTTCTTTATCGTCTGTGAGTACTGCACCACCTCCAGCAATACCAGCAACTTGTTTGTTTGCATTAAAACTTAATGTGCTAATATCTCCTATTGATCCGCCTGGATGACCATTAAATTTAGAACCTAAAGCTTGACATGCATCTTCAATGAATACAATACCGTGATCTCTACAAAAATCTTTTAGATCATCTGTTGGAGACATACTTCCAAATAAATGTGGATAAACAATTGCTTTAGTTTTATCACTCACCATATCAAGAACACTATCAAGTGATATATGATATGTCTCTAAATCTACATCACAAAATACTGGTGTGGCACCAGCTAATGATACACACGATGCTGATGATATCCAAGAGAAGCTAGTCACTAACACTTCATCATCAGGTTTAAGATTTAAACTTAATAAGGCAAAAGTTAAAGCATCTGTGCCACTACTACAAGCAACTGCAAACTTTCTACCTGTTATTTTCTTTAAGCTCTTCTCAAGAAATTCTATATTTCTCTCTTGTTCTTTTTGCATTGCGCTATCGAAGAGTTCTAAATACTCCTCTTTATTTTCTAAATAATCTCTATCCCAGCCTGTCATGTATTTCTCCCATTTCTTGTGGACTATAACAAATATTTACCTTATGTATCATATCATTATCTTTAAGATATTGATATAAAATTGCGGTAGCTTTTTGATTCTTATCTGTTGGATTAAGACCATCTAATTGATAATCAGCACACATTGATAAACAAAGTGTTATTGTAAATCCTCTATCGAACCATTCTTTTATTGAAACATTTGCGTTTCTTAATAAACATCCTGCAGTATTTGTTCCAGTTATTATAATATGTGAATTGTGTGGCGTAATATTAAATCCTATATGTGGATTACCAGCTACATCTTCTTCCTCGCCTTGTGCAACTTTCAATAAGATTGCATCTAGATTGTGGCTATCAAAGAAGCTGACCCATCTATGACTAAAGTTTGTTTGAGAAATATCCTTAATAGCCATCATTTTTTTATCTTCTTTTGGTGTGTCTATATTTATTGAATCATTCCATAAGAACACCACGTCAGAAGCTTTGCCATAAACATGATCTATTAAGAATTGTAATTGTGCGTAACGATTGTTATTTGAACATTCGTCCATTAGTTCAGGATAACCACGAAAGTGGTTTAGTACGATCACTTTTTTCATCATATAATTCTATTTATTAGTCTATAAAAGCAAAGATATCATCAAATGGAGGGCACGTATCTTTAGCAAGACTTTCTGGTTTCATATTTTGCCATTTATATAATTCTGCCTTTCCTATAGTTTGTATTAGATATGGTGTATATTTAATAAATGGATAATGCTTTGAATGCCACTTTTCTACTTGTTTAGGAAAACAAATAGCATATGAAGTATCCCACCCTGCATCGCACACTGCTCCTGTAATTGTTTTAGCAATCATTCCTACTTCTATACCCCAACTTTCTCTACCATCTGGGATAAAATCTTCTCTACCCATTTCCCACTGAGTTCCTGTTGCTTCACATTGTTCTGCTGCAAAGGCATTAGGTGGAGCGACTCGTGGTGTAAATATCAATGTCCACGGTGCTGTTGCAATATGATATAGATTAGGATTTGCATGGTATTTGTCACCAACATCTCCATCAAAATCTACTTTATTTTGCTCACACATCTGATATAGATGATTGCTTCTTTCTACATTTGGTCCTAACACATAACATTTATATGGAAAGGCATTTTGTTTTGATGTCGCAAGCGGATAACCTATTTTTAGTATGTCATCTATAGCCGCTCTAGTAGGAACTAATTCTCCATGACCAGTGTGGTAATGTACGACATGAGCTCTTTTATTTAGAGACTCTGTTATATTACTCATTTAATTTCTCCTTGTTTTATATGTTCATAAAATAAAGTTGCTAACACTTCATTGCCAACTTTAGTGGGGTGTCCATCGTCTAATGATATAATGTTTGGATTATCTGGATCTAGATCAAAATATTTCCTATCCATAGAATATCCACCAAGTTGTTTTATAGTTGGCCAACCTATATAGTATTTATGATTAATTAACGGATCATAGTACATTATTATCTTTAATAATGTTTCTATATTATTATCTTTCTCTTGGTTGGAATAACTACCAGCAGGAAGAATAGCCATAACATCTTTATAATTTTCAATATCATGATAGGTTTTAATTATACCATTTGATGCTTTTATATAATCTCCATATAAATTTACCATTTGTGTTTGTAGATATGGCAAATTATGGTATTCACACATATATTGAAAACTTAAATAGGTTCTTAAACTTCTTCGTACCCAACTAAATACATCACCGAGAGCTTTACGTTCTAATAGCCATCCTCTTCTTGAAGCAGCTCTATTTCCCCGTGATACATCAGTATGTTGCCATACATCTTTTTCTTGAAAATCTTTTCTAAATCCCTGAGACCATGCAGCAATAACTAAACCTATTTGACTTTTATCTTTTATATTTTCAATTGTATCTTGTAGCGATGAGTAAATATATTCATTGCCTTGACCAGATGACCCTAAACAAATAAGTTTCATATCTAATTTCTTAGCTAATATCTCAGGCCATTTTGGCCAAGACGTATCCATATCAGGGTGATTTGTAGATCTAAATTTTAAATTAGTAAAACTATCACCACTAACTATTAAATATTTCATTTATTTTTTATAAATTCATGAATAGCTTCTGCTAATCTTATATGACCAGCAGCATTCGGATGACCATCATATTGTGATATAACATAAGGACTTCCTACTACACCACACACCTCAATACTAAGAGGAAATCCTCCAATATTTCTTGAAATTGGCCAACCTAAAAAGTTACGTGCATCTATAATTCCATCATATTCAATTATAATATCAAGTATTTTTTTCAGATCTTCTTTAGGATCACCTGGATATGCTAGTGTATCATCTTCAAATGTTTTGCCGCCAAACATTATTTCTTGATCAGTGGGAGGCAATCCTCTTAACCAATCTACATATAACGGTATCATTTGTGTTTGTACATATGGGATATTATATCTTCCACAAAGATAATCTAAACTTCTATAAATCCTTAGACTTCTTCTTACCCAGCTAAATACATCACCATGCGGATCTACTCGCTCAGCTAGCCAACCTTTTGGAATTGCTTCTGGTGTTTGTTGATTGCGGCCGCCTATTACATTCCATTTTCCTTTTAT